TAGAGCAAGGCAGTGATCGATTTCGTAGATGCCCTGCCCCTGCGAGTGGCGTTGCCCGACAGGCCAATGCTGCCTTTTGCCCAAGCCATGCCCGATCAGTATCGCCAGTCCGATACCGTGGCTGCCTATCGGGCGTTCTATCGTGGTGAGAAGGCCCGGTTCGCCACTTGGAAGGGCAACACCCCTGCTTGGTGGTGCTGAAAAGGCAGGAGCCGGGATTGCTCCCGGCTCCTATAAACACCGTCCGAGTGAGCCTTCACAGGCCCGGACGGTATGCTCAGTCGACGATACCAGCGAAGAACACACCGAGGTCGGCACCGGTGACCTTGACGTCAACGGCAATCTCGGTCTCGATCCGGCGCGACTGGATCTCGTCCATGTCGATCCGGCGGCTGACGACACCCATCGGGCGGGGGAGGTGCGGAGCACCGGTCCACGCGAACGACACGGCAGCGGCAGCGGTCATGCGACCGACGGTGGGCGGGGTGAACAGGAGCAGCGCCGACTTCGGGTCGAGCAGGTAGCCCATGCTCGCGTCCTTGCCCTCGGAGGCCGAGTTGAGGACACCCTTGGCCACGATGACCTCATCGACGCCGAAGCGGCGGGCCATGAGGGTCGTGTCGATCGAGGCATCCGAGGTGTACTGCACACGCGACACAAGGTCGGGGTGCTCCTTGAGGGCAAGGTACACGTCGTAGCCCAGAACGAGCTTGTTCGGGGTCTTGAACGTCCGGAGGTGGACGTTGCGCTTGGCGCGGTCGATGACCTGAATCGGGTTGGAGCCCGTGTAGTCATCCCACTTGGTCGTGGCGGCACCGGTGACGTTCTCGGTCCAGATACCGGTCGCCCAGCACGCAGCGGCAAAGAGACGCTCGTGCTTGATCAGCATCTGGTGGGCGAGGAACTCAGCCGAGTTCTGCTCCAACTCAACGGCTTCATCCTGATTGGTGAGGTCGTCGTAGGACAGGTCGACGTGCAACGCATACTTCTCAGCGAAGTAGGTGTCGTTCGACAGGCTGAAACCAGAGCCGTTGGACTCCTCGCCAGCAACGCGAAGCTGAGCCTCGTCGCGGGCGAAGTCAGCGGCACTGAACTTGAAGTACCGATCGGACTGCTTCGACACAGTCTTGATCGGCAGAATGCGCCGAGCGATGAAGTCGCCGGGATTCTGGAGAAACCCGATCGACATGTCCGTCAACGGACGATCGATGTGGGTCTGGGTGCGGTTGGGCTGAGACATGTGTGTCAGTGTCCTTTCAGGAACTCAAGGAGGTTCAGGCGTTGCGGTGTGGGTTGTTGCAATCAACGATGGCGGAGGCCAAGGCGCCGTCGTTGTCCGCCGCGTCGATGGACAGGATCACACCGATCGGGTAGAAACCCGTCGAAGTGCCGGCCACAACCGCGACCGCACGCGCCGTCGAGTCAGCCGCAATACGCGCACCACGCGCGATGTCGGTGCCGCCGACGCGGATCTTGGTTTCACCGGAGATGGCAACGAGAGCAGGCTCGCCCAAACCCGGGGAGTTTTGGAGCACACCCAAAGGCACGTCCGTGTTGGCATCAACCGGACACACGCCACCGGTGGTCAACTTGACCACACAGAACTGGGCAGACGCAGCCGACATCGCCGAGGCAGCGGTGAACGACTTGGTGTGGAGATTCTTGGAGCCGACAGCCATGATTCAGACCTCATCCTCACCGCGAACGGCGGCAAGCAACTTCGGGTTATCAGTATACACCTTCGCGCGGGCCTGCTCGATGGTGAGATTCTTGTTGGTCGCCTTGAGTTCGCGCGCCAAACGGTCAACTTCTTGCTCGGGGGTCAACCCCTCGGCCTTCGTGACACCCTTCGGGTCCATCAGTTGAGCCAGCAAGCCATTGGCCGACTTGAGCGATGCCTCGATGACAGCCATCGCATCGGGGGCGGCCTTACGGAGCGCCCGAATGGCCGGACCGAGTTCCTCGGCCTTGCCCGGAATGGATGCGTAGGTCGCAGTGACCTCGGCAACCACACCACGGACCTCCTTGGCCTCGACCTCTTGAGCGAGCAGGGCCTGCGCAGCAACCTTCTCCGCTTCAACAGCAGCCAACTTGGCCTGGAACTCCGACTCAATCTTGGCGCGGAGCGCCTCAACATCGAACTTGGCCTCGGGCACAGCCGCCTCGGTCACGGGCGCTGGCGCATCGGGCACAGCCGCCTCGGTCACGGGGGTCTCAGCCACAGGGGCCTCGGTCTCAGTGGCAGTGGTAACTTCGTCTTCCACAGTGTCTTCCTTGTTTTGCGGGGTGACCATGCCTCGGCTAAACGCCGCCATGGCAACGGCACGGAACGCAACAGGCGCGCGGTTGAGCAGAGCCTTGGCCTGCTCCGGAATGTCGTCTTCCTCAATGAGGGAGTCAACAAAACCAGCGGCCAGTGCCTCCTCCGCAGTATACCAATGGTCTTCGCCATCCTTGAGCATGGTGCGGATTTCGTCGTCCGACTTACCCGTCTTCCGCGTGTATGCGGTGACCATGGCGTCGGCCCACTTATCCAAGACCTCAGCATGTTGCCTCATTTCGGAGGCATTGCCTTGGGCAACGGTCCACGGACCGTGGATCATCATCAGCGCCGTCTTGGGCGCCCGGATTTCGTCGCCGGCCATCGCAATGAGCGACCCGGCGGAGATTGCCACACCATCGATGATGGTGACCTTACGCGCCTTGGAGTCCCGCAGAGCGTTATAGATGGCAAGCCCATCCGCAACCGAACCGCCGAAAGAGTTCACACGGATATTGATCTGCTTGGTGTTGGCCGGCAGCTTACGAAGCTGACCGACAACATCCTTGGCCGAGACGGATTCGCCCCACCAAGACTCGCCAATATCGCCGTGAACCATGAGGTCGTATTCACCAGTAGCAGCCGCCACCGGTGCCAACCACATTGAAGGACTCTTTGCGATAGCCATCGGGTTCAATCCTATCACATGTTTTCAGGAGTCTTCGGAGTCAGTATCCGTAGCCGGCTTTTCGCCCGGCCCCACGGCCGGTTCGGGCTTCTTGGCCTTCTCGTGCTCTACGGCTGCCTCACGAGCATCCTCGTATTCGTCCTCGGTGAGGGTCGGCAGGTTGGCCTTCTCGCGGAGTCGATTCTCGGTCTTGAGGTCGGGGGTAATGAAACCACCGGCGGCAGCCTGCGACAGGAACAGCCCCAGATCCCGCACCTCGACTTCGGCGATCGGGTCGTGGGTCATCTTGGGCCAGAATTGGGGGTCAACCCCGTTGGCCTCCATGAGTCGGGGGATGACTGTGGTGTTGAACGCATCGGCAATGACGTCGGCATACCACTCCAGCGAGCGGGTGAAATTCGACGACTTCTCTGCCGCCAGTGCGAACGAACCCGTCTTCTCCGTGCCCAACAGCACGAACTCAGCGGCCAGCGACATCAACATCCGTGAATCGTACCGCCGAATGACCGGGTCGATGGGCATCTGGGTACCCGCCGCACCGATCAACTCGAACTTGTACCCGGTCGGGCGATCCTGTTCATCGCGCTCTGCCGGCAGCACAAGGCCGGTCAACTGGTCCTTGGACACCAAGGACACGATCTTCTCGAACTGGGTCCGCACACTACGTTCAGCCGCCGTGGCGTTGGGCGACATGAACCGCGCCGGGATCTCCATCTTCGGCAGGTTCACCAACGATCGGACCAAACCAACGGCTTCCGTTTCCTCAAGACGCTTCTTGAAGTGCCATGCTCGGTACGCGCCACGCAGAACCGAGTAGCCTTCGGGATTGTTCTTGTAGGACCGTGTGCGAAACAGAACACACCGCTGCATGGGCAAGTAGTAGTCACCACCATCCGTGACCTGCCACGCTCCAAGAATCTCGCCGTCGTCGGCGATGTCCCATCGGTCGATGGTGGCCTGTGCGCGAAGGTCGATCTTGCGCCAACCAACGCGACCGTCGGAGTACCGTGAACGGAAACGGGGTGACCCACCCGGCCCTTTGCGGATCTTGTAGACGATCTCGTGCAGGGAATAACCGTACGGCAACATGGACAGGATGTCGGACACCACGTCCGACCACGGCTGGTCCATGTCCTGCATACAGGATTCCACAAAGGTCGCCTCGGCCAATGAGGTCGCGTCCGTCCCAGCCGGGACCACACGCCACTTCATGCGACGCAGGAAGCCTTGAATCGAGTACAACGCGGCCGACAACGCCGCGTCGTTCTGCGACATTTCCTCGTACACCCGCATGGCCTGACGCCCGCGCAGGCGAGGGTGCTTCTCCTCCATCACCCAGCCACCGGACGTATCCAGACCGGGGGTGCCCACTTGAACAGTTGACACAGCGGCTGCTTGTGGTGCAGGCTGGGGGATCTTGCGGTTACGAGCCATGGGTCATA